GCTGCGTGGTGGTGTGGGCGGGCACACCAAGGGGCGGCTGCCGCCCGATTTCAAAGAGGCGCTGCTGCAAGATGTTGGCTTTGAGGCCAAAGAAATCATCGACGTGCAGGTGAAAAACCGCGTCATCATTGTTGGCAGTGACTGCCACTACTGGCCGGGGATGATTTCCACAGCCCACCGGGGGTTGCTCCAGTTTTGTGAGAAATTGAACCCTGCGGCCGTGATTCTGAACGGGGATGTCATCGACGGCGCCTCGATATCACGCTGGCCCCCTCCGGGTTGGGAATACCAGCCTGGTGTGGAGGATGAGCTGGAGGCCGCATTCCAACGCACCGAGGAAATTCGCGCCGCCACGCCGAAGGCTCGGCACATTTGGGCCTATGGCAATCACGATGCTCGTTTTGCCACGAAGCTCGCATCCATGACGAAGGAATACAGGGGCGTGCCCGGATTCAACCTCCACGACCATTTCACGGATTGGGAGCGGTGCTGGGGCATCATGGTTAATGCGGGGTTGGGGGTGCTGCCGACGTTCATCAAGCACTCCTTTAAGGGCGGCGTCCATGCCGCATACAACAACGTGTTGCATGCCGGTTGCCACATGGTGACCGGGCATCTGCACGCAGCCAAGGTGTCGCCCAAAACCAACCTGGCGGGCACGCTTTGGGGCGTGGACACAGGCATGCTGGCGGAGCCGCGCGGCCGGCAGTTCACCTCGTACACGAACGCGTCCCCTACTGATTGGCGCAGCAGCTTCGCCGTCCTGACCTTTGATAAACAGGGCAATCTTTTCCAACCCGAGCTGGCACTCACGGTCAAAAAAGGGGTGATGCAATTCCGCGGGGAGTATGTGCGGGTATGATTGATTTCAAGTTAATTCAGCAGCAATACGATGGCCTTCAGGGTTTCCACGATGCCCTGTCGAGCAGCCTGGATGTGCTGATGATTTTGGAGGAATTGGACTTAAGTAGGGTGGCCGCTGACGGGCCAAATGGCCCCGTCGATTTAAACGACGCCTGGCTGGCGCTGGTGGCTATGCACCTCGAAATGCTCACCGACCTGCTCGACTATCTGTCCAGGGCCGATCTGCGCGAGGTGAAATGAGCGCCAATGATGAGCAGGTGGGCGGTGACCATTACAGGCAGCACTCGATTCAGCCGTGGGATGTGATTGAGCAATACAACTTGGATTTCTTTGAGGGAAACGTGCTCAAGTACCTGCTGCGATCCAAAGGTGACCGCAAAACGGACCTTATGAAAGCGGCGCATTACCTGCAAAAGAAGATTGAGCTGCTTAGTTAGCAACGCCGCTAAACCACTGTATATTGAAAGTGAATTGAAAAGTTTTGAAAGTGGGTTGGGGCTGCTGGCTCGCAGCCCTTTAGAATTGGTAGGCACGCCCGGAATCGAACCGGGGACCTCTACCATGTCAAAGAAAGGGGTGTAGCGGACAATTGGTTGGTGCATCAACACGTTAGCCTCGATTCACTTTCAAATCAAAATGCCCGATTTCCATACTGTATATTGAAAGCTCACAGGCCCGCTTCAACCTCCGTGTAGGGTGTTTCGTGGCCTTCCTGATAGTGGGCTGTCATGGCTTTGTCTGAGTGTGCCATGAGGGCCTGCACGTACTCCGCTGGATAGCCGGCTTTCTTGTATAGCCAGGAACCCAGGGCGCGCAGATCGTGGAAGCCGGGTTGTTCATCAGCAGGTAAGTCGTACACACCTGCCCGAGCCTTGGCGAACGCTTTGGATAGGTAGTCGGGTGTCACGGCTGAGAAGTCCATGCCTGGGCGTGTGACGCGCCGTGTCGGATCCCTGCGGATGAGGTGAGAGCCAAACACCGGGGCCGACATCGCGCGCTCCAACGCTGTGTGCAGTCGCGTCGCAGGGGCCACCTTGATAGCCAATCTGGCCCCAGTCTTTGGGCGAATGCACTGCCATATCCCGTCATCGTAATCGGCTCTGAGCGCAGCGCACAGTGTTGAGCGATCCTGCAAGCTGGATACGGCGAGTTCCATTGCGATCTGTAGCCAGTCGTCGGCCTTCTCGTAGATGGCGTTGTATCCCTCAAGGGTATGGCGTTGACGCTTCCGTTCGAGGTTGGGCGGCAACAAGGTTTTCTCTGCCTCGTTCGATTCGGCCCAGCCGTTTGCAATGGCGAACTTGTAAAGCCCAATCCAGATAACCCGGTGTTTCTGCCAGCCGTGGGGGCCGATTTTCTTCCAGTGGTTCATCAGGGCCTTGCGGGTCACCCGGCAAAAGGCAATATTCTTCCATGCCCGGGCATATATGTTCAGGATGGATTCCTTGACGGCCAGGGTGCTTTCCCGGTTGTTGCCTCGCGCTCGCAAGTCGGCTTTGTAAGCGGCGATTACCCGGCTGACTGAATCGAAGTCTTTCGACGGACGCACAGCGTTTAGACGGTTCGCCTTGGCAATGGCCTCATGCTCCGCCACGCTCCAGTATTCCCATTCATCGCCCTTGTAGCGAAATCCCCCATTCGGGTGTGGGTAGAGATTCGGCGGCAGGTGTTCGTATCCCTTCTTACGCATCCGTGGTGCCATCAAGCAGCTCCCCCAGCAGTTCATCGTCGGTTTGCTTCGGATCGTGTGGCCTGCGCACAAAAATAGTCCCTCTTGGCTTTGGTTGCCATACGTCAATCACGCCAAGGGCCTCCCAATCCAGCAGGGTACGCCTGCTAGGGGGTTTGCCGTTGAAGTAGTCGCGCGCTCTAGTCCACATAGACAGATAGGGTGGTCACTATCAGCACAGCCCGTGTGCGCGTGCAAAGGCATCACCCCACCACGCGCGACACTCCGCTGTGGGGTGAGGCCCCCGCGAAATTATCGTTACATGCGCGGCTGGGCGCTCGCGCGCCTGCGTGTCCCTGATCTCGTCCTCAAAGGCCATGTGGCTGACCGCCAGATAGGCCGCGGCTAGGGCGGCCACCAACGGCCAAATGCGTTTTGGGCGTGGAGGTTGCACACGGTCATCCAGGCGGCGTTCGTGGTGCCACTGATTCCGCTGGAACGACGCGCCATGATGGCGGGGTGCGTAGTCCTTCATTCATGCCTCCTGTTCAATCTCAGCGAGCGCGCTTTCGCGCAATGCGGCGCGCTCCCACGTTTCAAAAATGCCGCCCTTGCTCGGAGCCCGCCACAACACCAACCGATCTGCTTGCGGAATGTCCTGATGCCACAGGTTTTGCGCCTTCATAAACTCGGTGTCTGCGAGCAATGCTTTAATGGCCGCGATGGTGGCCCAGTGCTCGCGCACGAGCGCCACGTATTCAATGAGCGGGTGCTCGACTGCAGCCGGGGGGTTGTCAGCGAGCGTGGCGACCAAATCAAATTCACTCATCAGCGCAGTCGCCTGGCGGACGCGGAAAGCGGGCCGCGTAACGCTCCTGGGTGAGCGTGTGCCCAGCATCGTGGTACAAATATCGCCCTACCCCAAACAGCACTGCTGCGCGTTTGAAGGCGTCCGAAAACTGGCCTTTCTCGCCCTCGATGCCGGTTTCCCCGGCCCCATCAGTCTTGGTCACCCAGGCATCGCCAAAGCGCACGGACAGCTCGCAGGCGACCTCATCGCCAATCGCCACCATGCGGGATTGCCACCCATCAGGGCCGACCACCTCATCGAGTCGAATCATCACGGTACGTGCGTCGATGTAATGAAGTTGCTTGCCACCCGGCCCAGGCCGGCATTTGACCAATTGCGGGGGGAGCGGCTTTTTCAGCTCCCATTCAATCTCCCTCGCTTGCATTCGTGAGCCCCCGTTCTTCAAAAAAATTGTTTTGGCGGATCCCTGTGTACAGCAGCGCGCGTACTGATCCACGCGGGAAGGGATTCCGTCCTAATGGCGCGCGGCGCCGGTCATCTTCGTGCGCGCGCTCAATAGCCTCGCGCTCGCAATCATTCAATCCCTGGTCTACGCCGGCCTCCCAGGCATCATCAAGAAGATTTTTGATTCTGCCCATTACACCTGCCTCAGAGTGGTTTGCTCAGTGCGCCACAAATCAAGTGCGCGCTCGGCGCGCGCGTAGGCGCGTTTTCTGCTCGCCGCCTCCAAGTGCGCCGCCTGCAACGCGCCGAATGCTTCGCCCCAGGCTGGTTCGGTTTTCACGCGGCGCTCCGCTTCTGCCATTGAGGATCCGGCATCGCGGAACGCCAAGCTGGCGGTGGCTTCAAACGCCTTAAAGGCCAACTCGGCTTCGCCCGCCTGACGCTCGGCCTGGAGCAGCGCATCGGCGCGCGACTCCAGCTCCTGCAGCATCTGCTCAGCGGTCATGTCTCTCAGGCGATTCAAAACGGGATGCCGTCATCGTCGCCATCTGCGTCGTTATGCCGCTCAGGGCGCGCAGCTTCTTCAGACCGTGGTGGCGTCCAAGTGTCCAGCTCCATGTAAATTTTGCCGGCGCGCGAACGCTTGATGTCGATCTTGACATAGCCCTTGTCGCTCTTCGGTAGAGCGAAGAGCCAGTCGGTGAATCGGTCAACGCTGACGGTCAGACCGCCGATCACAAATTCCGGCGCACCGTCGCGGGGCTCATCAAAGAACAGTCCTTCGGTGAACACCTTCTCGGTTTTGTTACTCGACACTGCGTATCTCCCGTGGGTGGTAATCAACTTGAACACAAGGGCGCTCCTGGCCGCTTTTGAACCGGCGCGTGCCGACTGATTCCATGGCATCGAGCAGCTCGCGGACGTGGTCAACACCTTGGGCATGGACATCAATCGTTGCTTGAACGGTGAACCACTCCCATTCGGGCTCGGGTTGGTTCCACGGCGCGTCGGGGTCGCCCGGTCTGACGGAATCTGGCAGGTTGCTCATGATTCAACTCTCCTGTGGTTTGTCTCGCGGCACGGCAAGCGGCTGGCCTGTGCCATACTGCTCGGCAATGGTGGACACGAGGCCGGCGACCATGCCGGCGATACTGTCCTCATCGCCCAGCGGCTCGCCGCCGTTCACGGCCGCCATGCGCTCACCCAAAGCACTGATTTGACACACCGGGCACGTGAGGTTTGAACTGTCTGCGTCGGGCGGCGCCGTATGGGGAAACGCGTCCCCGCAACGCCTGCAGGTTTGATGCTCAGGCATGTGGATTGATCTCCCAGGTGATGGCGCGCGTGCCAGCCACCCGACAGGTGCGCTGGTCGCCGTTCACAACATGGCCGGCGGCGCGCAACTCTGGCAGGCGTCTGGCGACCTCCACGCGGTCTACGCGCATGGCCTCGGCCAGTTCCCTGGACGTGCGCCCCGGGCGCGCCTCCAGCTCAAGCAAAAGGTTTGCCCACAACCGGGCCGTTTTAGTTGAGCGGCGAGCGCGGGCTGCCGCTTGGTGCGATGAGGCCGGGTCGGTGGACCGGGCCGCAGGAGGGAACTGCCTTGGCGCTGTGATTTCCATGTGCATCATTCCTGTTTGGTTGTAGACGTAAAAATAAAGAAATATACAAAAACGAGATTGATAAATTGTTTATGTCAACGAAACATTACCACGGCCCAGCCCGCGTATGCAAGGTTTTCATCACAGAACGAGTTTTTTGATGGCCCACGCCAAAAAATGTTTACATATTTGGCTGTTGCGGTATGGTGGTCAACGGGGGAATGACACAACAAGGGGCCACAGTGCCAACACAACCATTCGACAACGATGCGCGCCGCCAATGGCTGGAGCGCAAGCTTGATGCTGCGGACATTCCGGCAACCGGCCGGGTGGTCCGACTGGTCGAAACTACCGGGCTCTCAAGGCCGACAGTCACGACCATTGTGCGCGGCGGCCTGCCCCGCGATGTAGCGGTCTGCTTTCAGTTTGCGGAAACGTTTGGCCTGGACGTCCACGAATGGGTCTTGGGCGAAGCACGCCCGGACCAGTTGCTTGAGCAGGCCATCACGATGGTACGCGCGTTTGAGCAGGGCCGCTTTGGTGGCGAAGCGTTGACCAACGCGCAGTTCACCGAGTTGGTGCTGCTGGTGAAGCGTGACCCGGGCCGGCTAGAGAGATTCATGGAAGACTATTCGACTTTTGTCGAGCGGCCAGCCAGTCGGGGAATTTTCGAGTCCGATGAGGGGGCCGCCTGATGCCGGTCTACGCCACCGACAGCATCGCCACCCGATTTTGGACAAAGCGCCGCCAGGCCGGTTACAGCGTCGAAGAGGTGGCGGCGGTGTTGCGGTGCAGTGTGGAGGACGTGTCTAGGTGGGAGCGGGGTATCAGTTGCCCGTCTCGCGAGAGTTTCATGGTGCTGGGGAGGCTCTTCAACTGCTCACCAAGCTATTTGCTTTTTGACACCCCGCACATAGCAGCCAGCGTCAACCCGCTGCTGCCTCAATCTCTCTCCGTCGAAAACGAGTTCGCGAGCTGGGAGGCCACGCAGGCAGTCCACCGAACGATTGCGCGCTATCAGCGGCGCCTGTTCGTGCTGCCAGCAACAAATGAAACAACAATCGAACTACAAAACACGTCCTATACCCATTTGGGGGTGGCCAGCGCGCGGTATAGAGCTGTGATGCAGGCGTCGCAACGCCTCTGCGCAGAGGACGCTGCGGTGATCGCCAGGCGGCGTCCCGCTGACGCTCAGATCGCAGGGAGGATGTGTTTGGTGCTGCTGGATGGAATCCCGCCCGTTTTGTCGACGATAGCGACCGAACACCGCGTCATGGACGACATGGACCAAGTCATCACGCGCTGCTGGACGCAGTTTGTCGAGAAGGAAGACCGAGATTCGTTCTTTTGGATGGCGATGAACGGGGTGATGCAGGTGTGGGACTGCCGGAACATCCGGTTAACTCGGCAGGCCCAACCCAAACGAGTGAGCGGCACAACCAACGTGTTTCAAATGGAGAACGCGCAGTGAGCCCCGAGTTGCGGGATCTGGCAGCGGCCGTCACGCCGAGCTGCTTCGCCAGATAGCCGCCTGTTCTGCCGCCTGCCGGCCGGCGGGCGAAAATTTCGAGCCCATCGACCCTTTGCCGGTCATCATCCACGCGACGCCTACCCCGGTGATCTCACAAATATGCACGCCATTGCGGGTGTCCGCGGTGACGCGCACGCGCCGCTTGACAAAAGTGAAATTGTAAACTCATAATTGTCAATGGATTCCCAAAATCTTAAACGAGCAATCGCAATCTTCGGATCACAGGCAGAATTGGCAAGGCAACTGCACGTCACGCGCCAATGCGTCGGCAGGTGGCTCAGTCATGGAGTCCCGATTGAGCGGTGCTTGGGGATTGAGGAAGTTACGGCCGGGGCGGTAACCCGCGAGGATTTACGCCCAGATATTTTTGGCAAAGCACCGGCTGGTGCGGCGCCAAAGCCAAAGCGCATGCGCTTTTGGGGTCGGCGACCTAAATGATTTCGGGTTCCCTCAGCCGCGCCCAGTGCCGGCTCATCGGTGTCGGGCCATCGAAAAATTGACGGGGGGCGATGTGACTCGCTTTGAGCTGCGCCCCGACATCTTTGGGACAGGCCCATGATGGTCCGCTCGGCCACACGCAAAGCAACTCCCCCCTCGTTCAGCTTGTGTGGCCCCTTGCTTGGCCCCCTCCGGGGGGCTGAGCCCTTTTTGGGGGAGATGGTGTAGCAGTCGGCCCGAGACGCCGAAAGTCAGTGGGGTTTTGTTGTGCCCGCCTCTCACAAAAGCAACACGGCACCCACAGCCTGTGCCGTTAGACCGAAGCGGAACGTGATGAGGAAAAGGGGGCCCGAGTACCTACCGTGATGGGGAAAGGGCTGGAGTTGTGCCCAACGGATTGTGCCCAACGGAGGGGCGAGCACATGAGACGATTTAATTACCCCGATGCCTTTGAGCGAATTTGGGCCCGTCACCCCGTGGGCGTGAAAAAGGCCGGCTTTGAGGCTTGGAAGCGGCTGGAATTTTCAGACGAGGAAAACCGCGAGCTAGAAGAATACCTGGCGAAGCGCCATCGGGATGACGCCCGGTGGTGTGAGGGCACATTTGTCCCGCATCTTTCCACTTTTCTCAACGGGCGGCGCTGGGAGGACGAGTATCAGCGCGTCAAGCGCCACCACGCGCATCGAGATTTTGAGCCGACCCCTGCCCCGTTTTCTGACCCGGGCAACCCGGAGGCCGCGCGTGCTGCGTTCGAGGAACTGAAAAAAGTGCTGCATTGATGCCTGACGCCGCCTGGAAACAGCATGAGCGCGATGTGGCGAAAGCCCTTGGCGGCAAACGGCGCGGCCCAGATGTCGGCGGTGTGGGTGGCGGCAACAACGACGTGATCGTTGATGGCTTGTCCGTGGAATGCAAGCTGCTCGGGCGCCCAAGCTGGAGTCATTGCCTGGCTGCGGTTGCGCAGGCGCAGGCGGCGGCGAGCGATGCCGAGGTGCCCATCGCGGTGATGCGCAAAAAGGGCCAGGCGAAATCTAAGGCGCTGGTGCTGATGAGCCTCAATGATTTTGTGGAGTGGTTCGCGTGACTCCGGTCGAAGCGAACCCCGGCCTGGGCAAATGCCCGCTGAATTTTACGGAGCTGGGAGCGCCGTGGACACTGCAACGCCTGGCCAAACATTTGGGTGTTGTGCCCGACACCGTCGCAAATTGGGAGCGCAACCACCAACACTTTCTACCGCGCGACTGCTGGGGCGAGAACTGCACGGCTACTGTGCCGTTCGTGCCGAATCGCGGGCGTGGGTTTCGTCAAGGTTTGTGCGCCGACTGCGCCGCACGGGCGAAAAGCCAGCACAACGACAGCAAGCGGGTGATTTTTGAGGGCGCTAGAGCCCGTCGCTCGCCAGCGCAGCTCACCCGCGAGCAGCTTGCGCTCGACGTTGAGGCGTATCTCACGGCTGGGGGCAAGATCACCGTCCTGCCGGGGCCGGGGCGGGACAAGTGAGCGCCATTTTGCATCGACGCCAGGAGGCTGTGCGGTTACTGACGGCGTATCAGGAGCAAGTGGATGAATGGGCCAGCTTCGGTGACAGCCCCTTGGCGGCGCTCGGTGTCGGCGTGCAGCAAAGCCGGCCGCAAAGCGTGCCGCTCTTGCACCGGTTTCCGACGCGCGACTTTCGACGGGCGGAGCGGCTGCTTAGCGCGGTGGCCGAGGTCAATCCAGTGTTTCGTTCGCAGTTAGAAACCTGGGCTGCCGCCGATTTCAAGACCAACCGGGGTGCGGCGCACATGAAACAGGGCGTGGGGGCGTTCAAGCGCGGGCTGCGCGAGGCCCTAATCAGCTTTGAGACGGTGTTGGTGCATCTGCCCGAAAAGCCGCGCTGAGCGAGCGCACCAGCACACCCGTAAGCAACTTGCCCATTGTGGCCCCACCCTGCAGCCCACGCACCTTGTGCGTTCTCGCAAACGCGGTATAATTTGTGGCGGCGTCCTGCGCCTTGCATTTGTGGTCCGCACATAAAAGAGCGCTCGGGCGGATTCAATGGACCCGGCCTAGATTGAGTTTTGCGACATAGATCTAGGCTGGGTTTTTTAGTGGCTCATCTTCGACGCAACAATTAAACCGTTTTTTTGAACCCGCATCC